GGCAAAAACTTTAAAGGAAATGATACGGGAGGAGTACATTAAGTGTGCGAAAGATCCCGTATATTTCTTTAAAAAATATTGTTACATCCAACACCCACACCGAGGTAAGATTTTATTCAACTTGTATCCGTTCCAAGAAGATTTAATGACCGATTTCAATGATAATCGGTTCAACGTAATCTTAAAGTCACGTCAGTTGGGTATCTCAACCCTATCAGCAGGATATTCGTTGTGGATGATGTTATTTCATGAGGATAAAAACATATTGGTAATTGCCACCAAACAAGAAGTAGCAAAAAACCTTGTAACAAAGGTTAGATTTATGCATGATAGTTTACCAAGTTGGTTAAAGAGTGAAACTATCGAAGACAACAAACTTTCCTTACGATTACGAAATGGTTCTCAAATTAAAGCAACCTCTGCTGCAGGTGACGCTGGTCGTTCTGAAGCATTATCAATGTTAATCATTGACGAGGCTGCATTTATTCAAAATATCGAAGACATTTGGACATCGGCTCAATCAACTTTGTCTACAGGTGGTAAAGCTATTGTACTTTCAACACCAAATGGTGTTGGTAATTGGTTTCATAAAATTTGGTTAAAAGGTGAGGCTGGTGATAGTTGGAATCCAATTAAACTTCACTGGACTGTTCACCCTGAACGAAATCAAAAGTGGAGAGATGACCAAACTAAACTACTTGGTGAAAAAGGAGCAGCACAAGAATGTGATTGTGACTTTATCAGTTCAGGTTACACTGTAGTTGATTCATCAATCCTAACATGGTATCAAGAAACTTATATCAAAGATCCAGTTGAAAAACGTGGATTCGATAGTAACTATTGGGTTTGGGAATATCCAAACTATTCTCGTGACTATGTGGTTGTAGCTGACGTTGCTCGTGGAGATGGTCAAGATTACTCAGCATTCCATGTTATAGATGTGGAGACAGTAGAACAAGTTGCAGAATATAAAGGTAAGATTGAAACAAAACAATTTGGAGCGATGCTAACCTCTATTGCCGCTGAATGGAACAATGCTATGTTGGTGATTGAAAACGCAAACATTGGTTGGGCTGTTATACAAGAAGTTATTGACCGAAATTATCAAAATCTTTATTATTCATATCGTGAAGTAGGGTACGTTGACGAAGATGTTCATCTACGAAAGGGATGGGACTTAAAGAAAAAAGAAGACATGGTTCCTGGGTTTTCGATGACATCAAGAACACGACCATTAGTCATTTCTAAATTAGATACATACATGAGAGAGAAAGCTCCAATCATTCATTCTAAAAGATTGATTGATGAGTTGTTTGTATTCATTTGGAATGGTTCACGGGCTGAAGCTCAACAAGGTTATAATGATGACTTGGTAATGTCATTTTCCACAGGACTATGGGTAAGAGATACCGCTCTTAAATTAAGACAACAAGGTATTGATTTAACACGAACTGCGCTTACACATATTGGAAAAAGTGACGGTGGAGCTTACAACTCACGGCTTGGTAGTAAAAACCCATGGGTTGTTAAGGATGGTCGTGGTAACGACCTTGACATGACATGGATACTTTAATTTGGTAGTTAAGTTTATTTTTTGTATATTTATAACTTGTAAGAGTATACAAATTAGAGAAACAACATATGGCAGATAATTCATTATATGGTAGACTGAAAAAATTATTCAATACCCAAGTGGTCGTTAGACGTATTGGGAAGGATAAAATTCAGACTGTCGATACTCAAAGACTCCAATCTCAAGGTAATATGAGACAAAGCTCATATTACGACCGATTTGGAAGATTACACACGTCTCGAAGAAACTGGGAAACGTACAATCAACAATTTAACTACTACTCCAATAAATTAGAGTTATATACTGACTACGAAGCTATGGATAAAGACTCCATTATCGCTTCAGTTCTCGATATCTACTCCGATGAGTGTACATTAAAGAATGACATGGGTGATGTTTTAAGAATCAAATCGTCCGATGAGAATCTTAAAAAAGTATTACATAATTTATTTTACGATGTTCTTAATATTGAATTTAACCTTTGGGCTTGGATTCGTGGTATGAACAAGTATGGTGATTATTATTTACATCTTGATATTGAACCTGAAGTTGGTATTGTAAACGTATCACCAATGTCCACTTATGAGATAGAACGTGTTGAGGGTTTTAATCCCGAAAATCCGTATGAAGTTAAGTTTAAATTGAGTTCTATGTCAAATGCGCCAAACTCATATAACATCATGGGTAAAGCCAAAGAGGGTGTTGAGTTTGACTTCTACCAAGTAGCTCACTTCAGACTTATGGCTGATTCAAACTTCTTACCATATGGTCGTTCTATGTTGGAGCCAGCTCGTAAGACTTGGAAGCAATTAACCCTGATGGAAGATGCTATGATGATTCATCGTATCATGAGAGCTCCTGAAAAAAGAATCTTTAAAATTGATGTTGGTAACATTCCACCAAGTGAAGTTGACCAACATATGAGGAATATCATCGACCAGATGAAAAAAGTTCCGTACATCGACCAACAAACTGGCGATTACAATCTAAAATTCAATATGCAGAATATGTTGGAGGATTATTATCTTCCAGTTAGAGGTGGTCAGAGTGGTACTGAAATCGATTCATTGAGTGGAATGGAATTCGGTGGTATTGATGATATTGAATACTTGAAAAATAGAATGATGGCTGCTTTAAAAGTTCCTAAAGCATTCATTGGATATGAAGAAGGTGTTGAAGGTAAAGCTACACTTGCTCAACAAGATATTCGTTTTGCTAGAACTGTTGAGAGAATTCAAAAGATTGCTCTTTCAGAACTTACAAAAATTGCTATTGTACATTTGTACTCACAGGGGTATGAAGGCGCTGAACTTGTAAATTTTGAATTAGAGTTAACAACTCCATCAGTTATTTACGAACAAGAAAAAGCTGCTCTATGGACTGAAAAAGTTTCATTGGTAAACTCTATGAAGGAGTTGAAAATGATATCTCAAGAATGGATGTATAAAAACATCTTTAATATGTCAGAGGATGAGTGGAAACTTGAACAAGCTAAAGTTATTAACGACTTAAAACTTGGATTTAGACAAGAACAAATCGTAAATGAAGGTAATGATCCCGTTAAGACCGGTGAATCGTTTGGTACGCCACATGATTTGGCTGTTGTATCACAACAACCGGCTGAAGATGAGGGTGGTTCACCTGAAGGTGGTCAAGAAGGTGCTGGTAGACCTACTGAAGGTGGTACATATGGTACTGATGCTGCTAATATGGGTCGTGACCCATTGGGTAAAAAGACCGATGTCGGTGCTGATTCAGCATATCATTCATTTAGAAACTCACCAAACACATTGGAGTCATTGAAAAGGTCTATGAGTAAAGTCAAAACTAAAAAAATGATAATTGAATCTTTAAAAACCGATGAAGAATCGGAAGAGTTTGGTATGATGGACGAATCTAATTTGTTAGATGACACGATTTGAGTATAAATCTAATATTTATAAAGTAGAAACAAAAGAGAAAGTTTAAGATGACGAAACTTAAACATAGTAAATTTAAAAATACGGGTATTCTATTCGAATTACTCGTAAGACAAATCGCTTCAGACACTTTGGCGGGTAAAAATTCCCTTGCCCTTGAAATTATTAAAAAGCATTTCAAGAGAGGGAGTGAATTGAGTAAAGAATTGAAACTATATCAATCTTTAACAAAGGAAAACTTTGATTCTCAATATAAAGCTCAAGAATTTATGAATATTATTCTACAAGAACGAGGTTCATTGGTTGAAACGACATTGAAGAGACAAAAATATAATTTAATTAAGTCAATTAAAGAATCTTTTGTAATGGAAGATTTTTTTAAGTATCGTGTATCGAACTACAAACAATTGGCTTCTATATACAAGGTATTTGAGTACACTCAATCAGTTTCTCCAAAAGAATTCGTAGAATGTAAAACGACAATTCTCGAAACCATTACTACAAAAGACGTAGAAATCATTTCAGAGTCAACCACAACCAAAGAATATGCTCAACAACCTAAAGAGGTTCGTATGTTGGCTTATAAATTCTTGGTTGATTCGTTTAATTCAAAATATACAACACTTTCAGAATCACAAAAGAAGGTTCTTCGTAACTATATCAACAATGTGGACAACTCAAACAATTTGAGAAAGTTTGTATTGTCTGAAGTTAAAAGACTAAAGTCTGAATTTTCAAAAGTGAAGGTGACTGATAAAGTTGCAAGTATTAAAGTTAATGAGACTGTAAATTTAATTGATAATATATCAAATTCAAAGGTAATCAACGAAAATCAAATTTTATCGTTGTTAAGATACCACGAATTGCTACAAGAATTAAGGAGAGTATCAAATGTCTAAATTTTTATTAGAACAACTTGACTTAAAATTTAAGCAATTCGAAGAAGAAGAGCTTGAAGAGGCAAATGTTACAGGTAATATGGATGGTGGCGCTGGACCACCACGGACACCTAACGCATTTGCTAAATCACAAGATGAAGACGATTTAGACTCCGACCACATTGAGGTTTTAGGTTACAAAAAGTCCAAAAAAGAAAAAGCACACTTTGAGGCTGTATCTCGTATGGAAGACCAATTGGAAAGTCTAATCGAGGCTACTTATAGAGCGTATAAAAAAGACGAAACCCTTTCTGCTAAAAAGAAAGTAAATTTGGCTATCAAAGAAATCAATCGCAAGTTATATGAGGTTGAACAATTGGTAAATCAGAACACAAAACTTAAAACTGAAATGGGATTGAGTCAAGGTCAGTATTGGGAATCTACAAAAGTAAGATTTGGTAAGATTTCCGAAAGAATGTTAAAGATTTCTCGTAAGATTAAAGAATTGGGTGCTTAATATGTCTTGTGGATGTAACAAAAATTCAAAATTGAAAGAAGCTCTTGAAGTTGATGACCTTGAGCAGGTTCGTTATATAATCCGCAGGGAAATTGCAAGAATATTTTTTGATTTATATCGTAAAAGACAAGTTTGGGAGAAATAATGAAACAATTACTGATTGATGTTAGTTTATTTGAGATTACACCTCAAATGTTAAAAGAATCATACGATAAAAGTGGTAGATTCGTTGTCAGCGGTGTACTTCAAAG